CATTGGCTGAGTTTCTTCTATACGTTTAGTCATTTCTTCAAATCCTAAATCAGATGCATCTTGTTCGTCTAATTTAACTAGATAAACGTTTAAACCTTCTGCCATAAACTTTTCACATATTGATAACGAATTTCGTATTGCATCATTATCTAAACATATGTATATGTCTTTAACATGTTCTTCTATTATCTTTTTTTGTAATGTAGGCTGGATTATTTTCCCGAATAATGGAATAACATTTCGTTTGATAGCCATAGCATCAAAAGCTCCTTCGGTTAATACTATTGGCTCATTCCAGTTAATCATCATACCAAATCCGATAATATCTTTTGAAACATTTGGATTTTTATGTTTATTAGGAATGTGTTTATAAAACGTTCTACTGACAAAATAATTTAAATTACTATCGATATCATAACTAGGTATTATTATTCTCCCCCCATATTTGCCAGACTCGCAATAACCAATTCTATACCTGATAATATCGAAAATTGATATACCTCTAGTTTTTAAATAATAAATTGCATTTTTATAATGTGGATTATTTTTAGGTATCCATAATGGCTTATACTCGTTTGGTAATTGGAGTATTTCTTCTGTTTTAACAGGGGCAGAAACTGTGCGATACTTATTAGCATCTAGAATTTTATTTAATTGTTTAAATTTATCTTCTGGTAAATTTAATTGCTTGAATAAAGTATATATACTTTTACCTTTTTTATCAGATATCCAACAGTGCCATGTATAATTACCATTTTCGTCTGGTAATACACGTACTTCTAATTTTGGTTTATAATGTGATTTGAAAGGGGAGAAAAAAGAAATATTTCCACCAGAGGTTGGCTTGCTTTTACCTAGAACTGATTCTAATAACTGTACTAACCTTTGGTTATTCATATTAATATAATATATGAAATACTGTGTAATTCAAAGAATTGACCTGAATAAATTATTTATTATATTATATTATATATTTAAATTATTAATTATATTATAATATTATATGTTAGACACATTCATTCTTCTGGTCTAACGATCATTAATCATTAATTCTAATAATTAATTATCATTTAATAATATAGAAAATATATACTTTTATTTTCACAATTCCAAGTTTATCCAAAAAACTTTTTAGGATTATTTGGAGTTTCGCCATTTTTTACACATTCATCTAGCCATTCTTGTGGTATATTTTTCTTAGCAACATGTTGTATACCTAGTTTTAGTGCATATGCTTCATATGTAGTTTTACTCGTTTTTGATATTCGTTGGTTTGGATTTTGAAAAACAATTCTTAAATCTATATTAGGATTTGACTGTAATATAAATTTCATCTTTTTACGATCAGTAGCAGTCCACCGTCCTTTTGTTTCGATATACATTAAAGTACCATTCTTTTTAGTAAAAATAAAATCTGGTGTATATTTCGATTTTCGTTCGGGTACTATATAATTTAATGTTTCAGTTTCATAATTTAACGGATAATTTGCTTCTTTAATTTGATCAGCTACTTTCAATTCTAAACCAGATCTATATCCATATTTATAAGCCGCTTGGCGTTGTTTACTGCCAGCGGTATGCCAATGATTTTGTTTCATAACTTATTTTTAATAATTAGAAATAATTCCATTTAAATGGAAATGTAGAAGTATATCGTTTCCATTTATTTTCTTTTGGGTTATATGCCCAAAATCCTCTATAGTATTCAGTTATCCGTCCTTCTTTGCCAGCTAAAATAACTGCAGGTAATCCGTTTGGGCCTACAATTCCTCGTATCTTATTGATATTTGATAATACATAAGCACATTCTGGTAATTTATCTATATTTTTATTACACCATATTTTATATTCGTTTAATAATTGTGCATGATTAGTTTTATTATTAAATTGATCATATATCCAATCAACAGCTCCTTGCTCATCATCTACAACGCCTTTAAACTTCCAAAAATATCTTTGTGGATCTACTGTTAATATATTATACCACATCCTCCATATTCGTAATACTTGTTTATTTTTACTAACTAAATCATCTAATAAACTAGTTTGAGTTTCAGTGTCTATATCATCAATTGTATCACTGCTAGTCTTTAACAAAGATTTAATTAAATTTGGATTTGATGAAGTTGTTCCCCATTTTCGTAGATTTGGATTAACTGCTAATTCCTCTGCTGTTATACCATCTTGTTTTAACTGGCTTACTAAATCTGTATAATAAGATTGATTCAATGTGTCAATGGTTGCTTCTATTCCCGCATCGATATTTGAAAAATTCTTAACACCAGCTGAATTAAAACGGGTCATACCAGCATCTTTGGACCATGTAGTTTTATTTTTACCTGGCCATTTTGTTGAAAATGGATTATACGTTGCATTTGTATTTTCTGCTCTACGCCATGCATCTAAAAATCTAGATATTTCTGATGTAAGTGGAAATGCTAATCGCTGTGCTAAATTAGTTTTAAATGTTTTAAACTCAGCATCGGTAACTGCTTTGCCAGTAACACCAGTAACCTTTTTGTTTTGTTTGTTGTTACTAGTACTAGTAAGTTTTATATTATCCCAATTGAAATATTGTTCACATATCATTATAATTTATCCGTTTGATATTTAATTATTAATTCATATACTTGTTTAGTTATATTAGATCTAGAACTACCTGCCTCAAATCCTTGATTCATTAACTCAACCATATCACTCATATTCGTACCCCATTTACCATCATCTTTATATCGATTAATAAATAAATCAAATACACGTTTATATTCTGGGTTAGTTGGGTATATTTGTGGATTATTTTCTACCATTTTAATAATATCTCGTTGTAATTGCTTGATTAATTCCGTATCTGAACTTTTGTATATGTCGGTTATCTCGATATTTGTATCTCGATTATCCGATTGTTGATAATCTCCTGGGTATGCACCAGCGGCTACTTCCTTTTCATCGTCGGTTGCTATTGATGGGCTTAGTTTTATCGTCTCTAATTCGTTGCGTAAATTTAAATTTGCTTTTTCTAAATCCGCAATCTTTTTCTGATATTGTTGAGTTGCTGGGCCTACGCGTTTCATAGTGTTAATATCATTTTCTAGTTTTGATATAAATTCTCTAGACTTAAATATATCCTCATCAAAATATATCCAAGTATCTATATTCCTAGGAAAAGCAGAACTTGTTAGCGAGAAGTTAGTATAATCCGCTATATCTAAAGCTCTACGGTCTCTTTGTGGAATTTGATCCATTAACTCTCGGTGTTGTTTATTCAATAATGTTATTTTTTTCCATAAATTATAATTTTTAGCTTGCAATATAAGAACATCTCTTTTGCTAGAATTTTTTCCTATTGCTCGATTATTTGAAATTAAATATACCCATTTCTTAGAATCAAATTGACTACCTATACCAAAATCACGTGATTTTTGAATTGCATTAATAATATCTAGTTTACTTACAGTTGATGATTGTCTGTTTATTACTACAAATCCATCATCAACTGGGTCTGTAATTCCCATTGCTTTTTTCGCGCGAGCTACTTTACGTTCGCCTTCTAATCCTAACATTGGTCGTATGATAACACGGTCTGATTCGGCACTTGCCTGCTCAAACAAATTATCCCGTATAATCGACTCTAATAATACACTATTCCAATTCTTCATTTATATTCCAATTTTATATAAATATCAACTACCAATCAATCATTACTAAATTACCGTTCCATAACATTATATTATCCGTACGAAAATCTAGATCTAATTCTAAATCTGTAATTCCTGTTTTTATAATATCTTGCTGCAATGCTCGTAAAAAATTAACCAATTTTATATCAATATCCCGAGCACCATCTGCATCTAAATAATCAAAAACTGAAACTTCTCCGTTGGTATTTCTAGCAAATTCATGATATTTTTTTATAAAGTTTTCAATAGCCGTTCGATATGAGCCAGACAGCGGATTCGCTAAACTCATAATATACATATTTGTTCCATTAACATAATGCACTGGGATAAATGTCGAAAATTCACCATGTCTACCAACAATTACAGCTGCTACTCGATATTCTTCTTGTTCGGTTGTTATCTTAAATAAAAAATCTTCATTATTAATTTTATAAATACGACCATTAGCTCCTTTATCAAAAAAAGAAAACTCTTTTTGTTTAATTTTATCTAATAAACGATTAATATCTTCTTCAGACATTTCGCGAAGTAATTGTTTTAATTTTATCATATCGTTACCGGTAAATTTTTATCTAAATCAATTTTAATTAAAAAATTAACGTCAATATCATTTCGTTTTTGTATTGGTTGTGCTAATTTTCCGATTGCTACTAATTCATTTCTGTCGTTATATAATCCAATCGTTGTTATATACGGTTTAAAATCAGATCCAGTTGCAAACGCTTTTATTTCGGTATTATTATCTTTTAATGTAGTAGGATTAGATGAAATATTTAATACTCCTCGATTGACTCGTGCTAAAACATCTAATTCATATATTCTAACTGTGCTTTTGTAACTAGCAGTATATGGCGAATTTAAAATATATTCATATGCATAATCTAGACTAGAAATTACAGCTAATCCTTGCGGTTCAAAAATATTACCAACATAATTAGTTTGCAGACATTTTAACGTAGCTTCTTCTCGGTCATTTAACGCACTTATACTGCTAATAGTATTTGCCTGGTTAAATATCCTTACTTCATCAATAACACCTGTTAGATTTGAGCTATTAGAGTCATAGCCCCCAATTTTCAATAAATCTGTGTTGTTAATATATGCACTTTGCGTAAATGAATTATTTATATTATTATTTAATAAATTACTAGAAGCGGACGCATGTATAGATCCATTAATATACAATTCAAATAAACTACCTGTTTTTTGGCAAACTACATGAGTCCAATCCGTAACAGTAGCCGAACTTGTAATCTGTGTTATGTAATTGCTAGCCCCAGCAACCGACGCAATTAATTGATCACTACCACTTAATTCTAATTTAAATGGATATTGTGTAACTGCCGATGAATTAGCTTTTGCTAATACCAACATATTATCAGAACCGGTATTAGATGCTGATATAAACAATGATACTGAATAATCATTGTCACGATCATATTCTCCTATAATATCTGTTTCAATATAACCTGCTCCAGAAAACTTAGCAGCTAATCCCAACGATTGCGTTGCACCAGTAACGGTAGGAATTCCTGGAACATATGTTACTCCAGCAGATGTATAATTTATTCTGGTAGTATCAAAATATTCATTGAATCCTTCATAATATTTAACACCGGTTACTATAGATCCGCTGTCATATGAATTATCATATAAATTTCCATATACATCACTTCTAATAGCAACGCTTTTGGAAACTGGAATACTAGTTCCGTGAATCGTTGTATCAACATATGTATCTAATTGAAATGATCCTCGTTTTACACTTTCTCCAACTTTGTTTTGCGGAATAGAAAAAACCGAAGCCGAATCATATAAGAATTTACTAGTTCGATTTATATCAGTTTGCCCAAAACAATTATATGGATTATCTTTTTTATCGTAAAATAAATGATTTATTGAATAGTATGTGATAACTTGATATGACCCATTAATATTCGTTGCATTATTAAATGTAGCATTACTTCCAATCGGCGGCAACGTTGAAGTATAAATTGCTTGTAATGGAATTGCACTACTAGTAGCAGAACCAGAATAAAACGTCCAGGTTTTATTTGCTTCGAATGGGTTTAACGCAATGTCAGACTGATTGATTCTAGTGTATACATTAGTTGTAACTAGATCTACATTTTCTAATAAATTAATAGCTTTCATATCGTAAAAACCCTGTTATACTTTTATTATAAATATAACAGGGATTAATTCGATGGGTAAATATTAATAATCTAATTTAACTCTAACAAGAGCCTCTCTAGAAAATGATTTTAATAACGGTTGGCTCAATTTTCCAACAGCTAATAATTCTTGTCGATTATTATATAATCCAATTGTAGTTATATATGTTTTCGGATCACCAATAAATGTGCTTTGTGCTAAAACGCCATCCGAACCTGTTGTGTATGTTGGGTTATTTGAAAAGTTATATTGTCCGTTTTTAATTCTTACAAAATAATGTGTACTAGTTATTTTTTGTGAATTTCTAGCCTGGAATCCAGAAGCTGATCCTGAAATTGAATGGAACATTGCAAAATGATTATTTCCTTCAGAGTCAGATGTTAAATTAGTATCATATGCTAAAACTTGATCTAATTTATTTCCATCTAGAATCATTACTCCGTGATCTGGATAAAATTTACCATAATAAACTGGAGTTGCTGATGTATATACTCCAGAGCTAATTGATCCGGATACTATATTATAAACACGTCCGGACGAACCAACCGTAGCAGATGCAATAGATGAATCATCAATCAAAGTAATTTGCGTACCAGAAACAGAGACTGAGCCGGTTGCATTTGTTGCTCGGGAACTTATTGTTAATAATGGCAATTCAAAGTTTCCTTCATCTAATCTTTCTTTAACGCGATTTCTTTTAATGTTAACAACATATATAGAATCAGTTGATCCAGAGTCTGTAGTTGTAAATCTAGTATCGGTACTTTCTAACAATAAATTTCTGTATTGAGAATATATTGCTTTAGAAGCCGGAGTTTGTTGAGTTCCTAGATTCGAAGACCCACTACCAACTGCATTTCCATATGCCAATGAAAACTGTACTGCTGCTCCATCAGCTGATGGTGTATCTTGATATATGTCTACGTAGTATCTACGTTGAGATGTAGACTGATCTGATGCAGTAAAATATGTAGTTAACGATCCTAAATTATCACTCCATAAACCTGATGTTACTGTTTCTTTAACATTATTAACGACATCATCAGCTAAATTAAATGTACTAAACGTTTGGTTACTTTGAACTACTACTTGATCGTTGGTTGGTACAGATGCCTGTATTCTAGACGCCCCCGGTACAGAAGCTTGTATTCCAGTATTTCCACTAACACCACTAGCTAAGCCCCCTCTAGTACCAGAAGTTAACTGCCCTAATCTAGATTTAGATTTTAATTTTTGTATTTTATTTGTCATGTTCATCATTTATCCAAATATAATTTTATTATAAAGATACTCCAGACGGTACAGCCTGGGTCGCGGTAAATCTGTTTACCGTTAAATTAATAGTAACACTCCCACCAGTTTCATTACCAACAATAGTAATCGTAGCAGTTTTACTACCTAACGTGTTAACTTTACCAGTAATTTCAAATACAAATCCAACCGCTGAAACACTTTGTGCATCTTGATTTAATCCAATTACAGTTGGCTGTATATTACTATTAGCCAATGGTTGTACAACAGATAAATCTGCTACAGTTGAATCTGATAAAATAGCAGTATAACCATACTGTGCATTTCCTTGTAACGATGTATTTGGAGATATTGTAGAACTAGCATTACCATTAATAGTAATAGATGTATTGCCAACTGTTATAACTGGTATAGCATTTGTTTGTTTTGGCAACGTTAATAATTTATATCGAAGAGCCTGTGTTTCGTCAGGAATTGCTTCGGTAATTGGCAATGCTTCAATTGCAGCGCCGTAATAATTAGTTCCTAATGGATGATTTGGATTCCATAGTCCATAATCAATTTCATCGTCCCCTAATGCAAATTGCGTAATATTAAATGCTGAATCGCCAGATGAAAGAAGTTCTCTACCTTTTAATGTTAATATTGCATCAACTGTTACAGAACTATTGTCTAAATATCCCATATTATATACCTTTTAAATCTTTATATATAAATATAGTAGTATTAATTTTATGTAATTCTAAAATTACCATCACTATTACTTAATGATTGAAAAACAATTTGATTGGGATTTGCTTCAATAATTTCAATAACAGGTCCACCATCTACTGTGTCTGGAGAATCAATATCAAACCCAGGAGAAGTTACTTTCGATCCGTTATAAAATAAATTTTCTAAACCTTGAGGTAAATAATCTTGTATTTCAGATGCAACCAATGTTTCTCCTAATCCATATGTAGAAGTCCCATATGTACCAGTTCCATATACACCACTAACAATTTCAACTAAACTATAAATTTTAGATGGTACCGAAGTTATTACTGATGGTAAAACTGCTTGGCTAAACCAATATGGAGAAGATTCAGTATGGAAACTAGAACCAGAAAAATAAACACTGTCATATGAATATGGAACGCCATTATATGTCAAGCCAGCATTTGACGCACTAATTATTGCTACGTTTTGTATAGGGAACTCCGAAGAAATATTTGTTACTTGTGCATTTACATCTCCGGTATATGAAAATGATTCACGTACAACGGTAGGTAATGCCGTGTCTTTATTTCGTTCTAATATGTTTGGTTGTATTAATAAACCAGTTAATTTATCAGCCCGAGCTGGTAATAGTTGATTCAATTGATTAAAGAACGACATATCAAATAATGAAAATATTTTGATATATGCATTCATATCATTATTAGTAGAATATTTTTTCCAATAATTTCTAGAATATTGAATTAAACTAGGATATGCATTTAGATCTGCATCTCCTGGATCACCAATATAATCATCTAGATATGTTTCTCCTAATTGTGCAATAATATCTTCATCAATCATTGTTTGTGGAGAAAAATACACTCCTAATTTTTTACTGTCTAATGGAGCTTTATCATATTGACTTCGTTCAGCTCTAGTTTTTACATCTAATGTGCCAACCAATTCATTATTTTCTAAACGAATTTTATTGTCATCATATGTTCCAACGCCTAATGATATCCCATCATAATAATATGTTTCTTCTAATGAATCATATGGAATATCATTTGTCCAACTAGCAAATGAAGCTGAAATACCAGATGAATTAGGTTCAACACCAATTAAACTAGAAGTAGCAGAATGATCAATTTTTTGATTTAATGGCAATCGGAATACTAATTCATCATATGCCGAAATATTTCCATCATATGCCCCCGGGGCTTTTGTGTGATTGTGAAATGGATCATCCTGTAAAGATCCCGTCCATAATCGCAATTCTTGTAGTTGTCCTACTAATCTGCTAGCTCCACTACTAGTACCACCCAACACTAACGAACCGGTACTATTAAAAGAAATACTAGTATCAGACGCAGATGCAGCTGTTAAAATTTTACCATATTTAGATCCATTTGCAATTAATTCTAAATCTGATCCATTTTGTCTTAATACTGTATTAATCCATCCACCATCAAACATTTCAATTGCATTTGATGCAGTTCCATTAATGGAAATAGTACCATATGTACCCGAAACGAAATCTATTGTTACATCGTTATCATCAATACTATATAAATGCATCGTATTAGGAATAGATGGATTTTTTAATACATTATCTGTGCGGAACCTAAGTTCTACGGATTGGATCGGTTGTGTATAATCTACAGTAACTGTCCCAGCAGTATTAGCAATTAAATCTAATGAATAATCAAAATTTAATTTTTTATATAATGGCGCACGATTAATTCTAGGACCACCATATTCTTTAATCGTAATTAATGATTCTGGAATACCATAACAAGATAATAAAGCCTTGACACTACGAGCAGTACCTTTAGATTTTAATAATCCTGGTAAATTATTAACAATTCTGCGCCATGTTGTATATGTAATATCTTTTGCCGATAAAGAATCACCAGTTACCGAATTTGATCCAGTAATAGGAATACCAGATTCGTCAGTACCAAACAAATATTCCCATAAGTTTTTATCTTGTTTTCCATTAACAAGATTCCACCCAAATTGTTTAGCAACATCATATAATAATTCATTCGGAACACCTAATTTAGGATTTTCTTCATGTTTATATAAACGTTGTATATTACTAACATAAGTCCATATTATATCATAATGTTGTCCTAACATATCCGTAAACAATCGCATATTTTGATTCGATTCATTGTATCGAATATGCATTGGAATTGTTTTATTGAGCATGTTTAAGTTATATGAATCATACGATTCGGCATTACCTAACAACGAAGTATACCAAGTATTAAACGCACTAGATGAAATAGCAGCTATTGAATACGGTCTAGTTGAATTTGTTTTTGGTACTGGCGTTATATAACTACCTGTCACTTCTGCTACAACGGGAGCTTCATGCGGATGTGGATTACTATACAATACTGATGATGACTCATAGTATAAAAACTTTTCAAAATTATCAAATCCACTTACAACAGCCGTTTGCAAGTTTGTAATATCGGCTGCATTTGTAGTAGCTACACTTCCA